TGCCCGGGTAGCTCAGTGGTAGAGCAGACGATTGAAAATCGTCGTGTCGGTGGTTCGACTCCGCCCCTGGGCACCACCCCTTTCTGAAAATCGTTGTGAATTAATCATTTAGGGCCTCGGATTTGTCCAACTTTGGGCGCGGGGCTGAATGGTTGGACAATTCAAGCGCCTCGATACGGTCCATCACCTTGTCCGACATCGCGTTGCGCTCGGCCTTTTTCCGGTAGCCTATGAAGGTGTCCGCCTTCTTGTGGCCCGTCACCGATTGCCCTTCTGCGTCGGTAGATCCCGTTTCCGCTGCTCGCCTTGCCAATGCCTTGCGCAGTCCGTGGATCGTGCAATGCGGCAATCCTGCGTCATCCGCCCACTTGCGGAAGCGGTTGCCTAATCCCCCAACTGAGAACGGCTTGCCGAACTGCGTCACAACCAGATGGCGAATCGGAGCGGCGGGCAAAGCCTCTAGCGCCTCTCGCGTGGTCGCCAGCATCCGAACGCTTGCTTCGTTGCCGTCCTTCGCGTGTTGCGTGATGATCCGGCCTTGCTTGATGTCGTCGCGGGTTAGCTCAGCCACGTTACACTTTCGGGCGGCTGTATTGAGCGCCAACTCTAGCGTCAGTCGCGCCATAGTGCCGATTGGATGCGTTGCGCGGAATTGGGCGATCTCTTCCTCAGTCCAAGTGTGAAACTCACTCTGTGGGCCGTAGGGGTCTGTCAGTCGGGCATTGTTGACGTTGACCCAGCCCCGCTTGATGCCGTGCTGTAGCAAGACCGCCAGTTTCTTGCGCAGGTCGTCCGCCGCCCCCGGCTTTTCGTGCATGGCCGAGAAAATGGCCTCTAGCCATCCTACGGTTACATCCTTCACCGGACGTTCGCCGTAGCGCCGCCCTCGCCCATCCACCCTATCGAGGAAACGCTCGTAAACGCGGGATTGCGCATACTTGGTTCGCTCGGCTTTCTTCTGCCAAGCGTTGGTCCTCTTCATGCCTCGGTATAGATCGTCCAGGCTGCCCTCTTTGACCGAACGCGGGGATGCGACGGGGGCTTTATCTGTTTTGCCTTCAAGGGCCAGCGCCAAGGATGCGTAGAACTCCCGCGTCCCCGGCTTGCCTTTGAGGTATCTGCTCGGATGCCCGACCTTGCGGAAGCGATAGCGCGTCTTGCCGTGCCGGTCCTTCACAGGGCGCACGTTGTCGGGCAGCTTAAATGTCATCGTCGGTCCATTCGTTGGCGTCAGGCTCGGGGCCTGCGTCGCCAATAATGATGTCGATGCGCCTTTTGTCAAAATGCAGCACAACACGCCCGCCAAACTTCGCCGCCGCCTTAGTGGCGCGGTCGATGTCAGCCTGCGTAAGTCGTGCGGGGGCGGTCACATTACTCTCCGTTGAGGTACTTGCGGACGGCTAGGCCGGTTTCGGTGAGCGTGATGCTATCCACGGTCGTAACTCACGGCACCGTCTCGAAGCTCGACACCAGCCCGATCCGGCATAGGCCGCGCGCCCGCAAAGGAGTGCAGCCATGGCCGTGCTTGATTGCAGCGCGAGCGGCGGGGGCCAGTGTTGAGGCTATCTCAGCGATCTTATCCATTGTGTGCCTCCTGTGCCCTTAGTGCAGCAGCGCAGAGAGCAAGGGCGGGGGGGGCTGCTTCTCTCGCAAAATATAGAGGTGACGTTCCTTTGAAGCATCGCCCTACGGGTTTCGGGTTGGTTGGGTGCCCTTCCCTTGGGATACTAATTTCAGCATCCCACCCCTCCGGCACCAGCGTCATCGCGGAGTCGATTGAGGATGTGTAGTGGGGGAGTTCACGGGCCGCCCCGTCGAGGCTGTAATAATCGCGCTCAAGCACGAAATCCTCGTCCTTCCCGAAGAAATAGTCCCCGTCGCGTTCCATGCCGAGAACCGTCACGGCAATCTCCGCGTCCATCTCCCGACACGCCCCCTCAAGTGCTTCGATACGTTCTGCTATACTCTTAGACATGAGATTTACTCCGACTGTATTCTGGCGATGGCCGCGCTTTCACCCTTTCGGGCCACGCCTGCTTCGCGTCGTGGCGCTTCGCGTTTCAATCGCTATCGCGGATCATGCCAGCGGCACTCCAAAGCCCGCTGCGTTGCGATGCCCTCCCCCGCCAAACTTGCGGGCAATTTCGGACACATCGAGGCGTTCGTCACGGGACCGTAGTGAGAAGCCGCGCTCCCTTCCTTGGTCGGAATAACAGGCCACGAACGGCGCGTCGGGGTGGTCGTCTAGCAGCTTGTGACCCACTTCGCTGGCGAACATGGGCGGGCAGTTGCAGAGCGGGACCGTGTGGCCCCCAACGTCACCCTTGCGTGATAGGCTGGCAATCTCGCTGACTTTCTGATCGAAGAACCGTTGCATCGCCCGTGCCTCGGACAGAAGACGCTCGCTGTCTCGCCCGTCCATCAAAGCCTGATTGATTTCCTTCCAGCGTTCAAAGTCGAAAGGCTCGCTGCGAAGCCAAAGCCCGAACGGCTTTGTGTCGTCGAAGTTAAAGCGCCAGAGGTCGCGATCTTCGATAAGCTCAATAAGACGCGGGGCGGGCTGGTCGTGGCAGAACTCCCACACCATGCGCGCGCCAGAGCGATTCATATCGAACAACGCCACAACGGGTATGCCTTGATGGTCATCAAAGAAGCGAACCGTTTTCATCGGATCGCCGCCCGCCCAAAAATCGCCAGCCACGTCAGTATGACTGAAGTTTCGAAGATCGTCTTGTGCCGTCTTATGATGGTCAAGCACAATCAAGGACTTGACCTGCTTACCCAGCTCACAGAGCGCGTCAAACTTGTAGCTGAAATCGCCGATCAGGACATGCTTGCCCGCGAGGTCCGTAGGCGGTTCCTGCCCGTAGCTGACAGGTCGATAATCAACCTCATCACCCCACTTCATCCAAGCGGCCCACGCCGCACCGAATCCGTCCGCACAATGCGCGTGGTACAGCATAATGTCAGGCTGATAGCCCATGGTTCATTTCTCCTTGCAAAAGCGATTGATGCGCGCAGCGGCGAAACTGCGCAGCAGGTTCGACCCGAAGGGCGAAAGCGCGGGCCGCAGGCTTTGCCAAAACCCGGTCGGTTGATTACTACAGACCATCACACCCGCTCCTTGAGGTTGCGAGAAACAAGCCGGTAGCCTTCCCATGCCTCTTCTGCTGCACTGGTGCTGTCGTAGGCGTCCGGGACCATGTGCGCCGCGCGATAGCCAGCTACGAACGCCGCACGCTCCGCCGCTTCTTCCAGCACTACATCCCCATCCTTGAGTGCTGCGAGGATAATTTGCTCTACGCGCCCGCGTAGGGCTTCAAGCGTAGCCATAAGGTTTGCGTCGGCATCTTCGGTCGCGTCCTGCCACTTTTCATACCAGTCGCCACGCAACCAGTCGGCCTCCACCAGCCCGGTAGCCTTTGGTGCTGGGCGGGTGTTCCATGCGGCTTTGGCGGCTTCACGATTTGAATAGGCTGTAGTGCAGGAGCTACAGTAGCCGCACTTCACCCAATGCTCGGCGGGATAGCCGAAACGGGTGTCAGCTTGGACCGCCTCACCCCCACAAAACGGGCACGGCTTCAATTCCTCGCTCATCGTTCGTTCCTTCCGAATATCCTGTGATCGACCGCGCTCTTGAGGGCGATGAACTTGGCGCGGTCCATCCATCCTTCAATCACGGCCATGCGTGCGGCTACCTCAAGGGGCAGGTTGGGGGCGCGGGTCATGTGCGCCTCCCGCAGCGCAGCTTGCGCCGAAGTCGCCAAGTGAGGTTGGACAGCTTGCGGTGCAGCTCGCCGTTGCGATTCAAGACGATTGGGCAGGGTCGTCCCCGCCCAAGGCCAACCGTCCAGCGCAGGGGGTTGTATTTGATACGGGCGGGGGTCCGGTTGTAGTCTGCGCCAGTATGGCAGCAGATGTAGCCCCAGCGCCCGTTGGCGACGAAACAGGTGGGGTCGAACATCATCCATTCTCCATCTGATTAAGCAGCGCAGCATTGTGTGCGAGCAAGGCATCTGCCCGCGCCATGCTGGCCTGAATGCTGTCGATTGCGGTGATTGCCGCGTCATGCTGTGCGATCACTCCTGCGAGGGCGGCGGGCCTCCACATGCTTTCGCGCAGATCCCGTGCAGCAAGCTCGTCCTGGCGGTGTTGCTGGCGGATGCTCATGGCTGGCTCTCGCGGTGGGCTGCGAGGGCGGCATCAGCATTCGAGATTGCGTTTGAAACAACGTCATTCTCTCGCGCAGTCATTCTCCAAGCGTTGTGCGCCTTGAATTGGAATAAGGCTTCTCGGCTTTCTCCCAACGCATCCACCAGCTTTTGCACTGCTTCGGTCTGTGCTGTTGTGGAGGCGAGGTGCGCCGAATGAACGAACCTCTGCGAATGGCTCGCCGGGTGGTTGTGGCCCATGCTGTCCTTGCAGCGTTCGCCTTTGGCAGCGCCACAAATTGGGCACCCCATATCGACCCAGCCCTGCGTCACATTATCCTGCATGGCTGTCCTCCTTGCGGGCGAGTTCGATCTTTCGCACTTCAAGGCCGCGATCCTTAAGCTCGCTCCGCAGCAATTCGGTCTGTTCGCGGGTGTCGTAACGCCCCATTTCCACAACGGCCTTGAGCGCCTCGTAAAGATCATCGACCGGCGGCTCTTCATGCTCCGCGATGTGGGCGGCGAACAACCGAACGGCACGCGCGTAAGTTGCATCTCTCCAGTCCGAGAAGGGCTTTTGGTCGGGGTTAACACCGCAACGTTTCAACGCCTCGTCAATCGCCCACTCGGGCACCTTCTCATTCTGCATGATCTGTCTCCTGACTTGTGGGGGCTTCGATCTCCGCCCAGCATTCGGGGCAGTAGGTGCAGCCTGTGTATGGGTCGCTGCGCACCCAGCCTTCGGGGAACGGCGCGTCATCCAGCGTCGGATGCTCCCAGACACCAAGGCCGTAACCCTTGCCGCTGAAGCTGCGGAACTGGCGATGGGGGACGGTGTGCGGGCCAGTCTCGACATGGCACCCGTCACAAGAGAGTGTGATGCGAACGGTCATGCCGACACCGGAGCCACACGCGGCGTCACGAACCTGTCAGGCTCCCCAAGCGCAGAACGAAGCACAGCCGACACGCTCGGGATCGCGCCCGTAAGCTCGACCATCTGCATAAAGTAGCTGTTGTCGCCCTGTATCTCGGCTTCGATAGCTGCCTTCTCGGTCATGCCGACCTGACGCTCGATCCATGCCTTGCGGTATTGCTCCAGCATCTCCCGCTGTTCGCAGGCGCGGTCGGTCGTGCCGTAAATCTCGAAAACATCGCCAGCCAAGCCGCGCGGGGTAATCGCAACGGTCTTGCGTTCGATGAATTGCTCGGGATCAACCGATGCGAGGATTGCAGCGGGGGCAGGCTCCATGTGCCAGTCAGCTACGGATGCCTTGGTGAAGGTGGCGGGGGCGGTCACTGGCTTGACCCTCGACCATCCACACTACGGCGCAGAGCGTCCCGCGCGATGGACTTGGAAGCCGCACAGCAATCGGGGTCAGCGATGATGCTGGCCAGCGCGCCTCTGAGCCTAGGTGACATATCATGCGTATCTCGGGGATTGGCTTGATATGTCGTGCACTCGAACTTTAGCGCGCCCTCGAACGGTTGCCGCGACCACTTGCGAATGCGCTCGCCACCGTGGGCGCGGGGGCTTTCGGCAAACTGGATATAGAGCGTTCCGTTGTGCGGGGGCATGGGCAGTGCTGGTTCTGCGACTCCCCATGCCCCCGCTTCCATAAGCGGCTGCGCTGTCAAGGCGCTGGAACCGATGTGCGTGTCTTCAAGTCGGGCAGCTATTTCGAGAAATGCGCGACCGCGAGCAATCGCAGCCATGTCGTCTTGCAGGTCGCCACGCGCTTCGACGCGCTGACCCTCTTCGGCCAAATCACCAATCAAGTGCCGGAAGTTTAGGAAAAAATAACTCATGGCATCACCTTCAGGCAATTGCCGCAGCTCACATCGCTTTGTCCGCGAAGTTGCCAGCAGGTGCTTACGTGTATTGGATTGCCGCGTTTTCTTTCGACAACGCGAGATTCTCCTCTGCCAAGCCGCTCTGCGATAACCATGCCGCATGCGGTCTCAACGCCGAGAGCGGAGACGGCGTGTATTTTCATGCCGACACCTGTTCACGCTGCCACTGGGCAAGCGTTTGCCGAACATGGGCCGCAACATCCAAGTCGCGCCCCCCATTGAGCTCGATGTCAAAAAGCGTCCGAGCGAACTCCATGCATCGCATCGCGTCGGCAACCGTGCCGCAGCGGGGGTTCCAAGGAACTGGGTTCTGTGTCTCGTCCTTCGCCATCTCTAGTCTCCTTTGCCAAGTGGCAGGAGCTCGAGGGCGATCGGCCGCGGGCTCCCGTTACAGGAGCCTATCTATAGGCGGACCTATAGGCTGTCAATAGGTATTATTATAGTTAGATGCGACGCCCTATCCAGACGACGCGACCGATAACCTGCATTTCCCCGTCGAAACACTCGATCGGCGTGACGTTCGGGTTGTCGGACATAAGGAGATAGCTGCCCTGGGGTGTTCGGCGCACACGCTTGATCATGCCGAGTTCGCCGTAGCTGACCGCCCAGATGCGATCCTGCGCGCGGACGGTTTGCTGCGCGCTATCGATGAGCACTATGTCGCCGTCTTTCAACGTGGGCTCCATGCTATCACCGTCACCACGCGCGACGAATAGCTCGCTCACATGGCCGCTCATCATGGTGCGCAGCCATCCGCGCGAGAACGGCACGATGCCGGTTTGCTCGTATTGCTCAGATAAAGTCGTGCCCCCACCCATCGAAAAACCGATGTCGTATTCCGGAAGCACGGCGAGATCGAGTTCGTCGGCCAGCGCGTCGACAGCGGACTTGCGCGGCGCAACCGGTGACGGATCATCTGTCTCGCCAGCCAACCATGCCGGCGAAGTCTCAAGCTCTGCTGCGATAACGTGCAGGTGCTTAGACCCCGCCGCCCCGCCCTTGATCAGCGCGTTGATTGTCGGCTGCGATACCTTAACCCGGCGCGCCAGTTCCGATTGCGAAATGTCGAGCGCATCGAGGCGCTCCCTGATTCGATCACCGATAGTCACGCATTCCACTATATAGGAACGCCTATCATCGGAAATATCGGTTTGCCTATTGACAGACCTATAGGCGTCGCTATAGCTAGGCGTCATGGAACACGCCCTTCAACTCGCGCTGGATAAGGCAGGCAGTCAAGTTCGCCTCGCCGAAATCTGCGGCGTCTCGCAGCCGACCGTATGGGGTTGGCTCAAGACGAAAAAGCCCCGCCTTCCGGCGGAATACGTCCTCAAGGTGGAAGCGGCTCTCGGCGTTTCGCGGCACGAACTCCGCCCCGATATATACCCGGCGCAGGACGCGGCAGCATGAAGCTCCCCCGCCTCTATCTCAACGGCCGCCGCGTCAGCTTCAACGCCACGCGTGTCGTCGCCCCCGCCAATCATGGCCCGATGTGCAACTGCTGGCAGTGCGAACACGGCTTCGGACCGGACGACGCCGCATGAACTGGCTGCTCGCATATCTCGCCGCCATTCCGGTTGGCCTCGTTGCGCTGTTCTGGCTCGCCGCCCGCGCGCCGCTCGGATCGGAAGACGAACAGGGCTTCCATCTCGGCAAGCAGGAGGGTGAGTGAATGAACCGCTGCCCGTCCGCTCTCGCCGCCGTGCGCGTCGCCCTCGCCCAGCCTTTCGCCGATCCGGTGAACGTGGGCGGCATCCCCATGCGCCGCGCCGAAGCTCGTGCTCTCGAACGCCTTCTCACCAGTAAGCCCGCGCGTCGCTCGCAAGACGCAACGGCCAGCGCCGCCCGAAGCCTGTCCCCCTTGGCCGACGGCGGCGCAACCCTCTCCATGCCGCGCACTTCGGGTCGCGCGGTGGACTGCGCCGGGGAGGGTTCTCTCTCCTCCACTGCCCTTCCCGGCGCCTTTGTCGAACCTTCTGACCATGACCGCTCTTGTGAACGAAAGGGTCAACACGATCATGTCTAATCTCGACCGCGAGCAACGGGATGTTGTGGACCGGCAAGAGCGCGTCCTGCGCCTGGCCGAACGCGACCACGGGCTTTCGATCTCGGTGCTGTCTGCCGAGACCGGCCTCTCTGAAAGTAGCCTGCGCAGCTACAAGACCGGCACGGCCATGCCTCTGCACAACGCGGTCAAGCTGGCCAGCGTACTGCCCGACCACCTCGTCTCGCTGTGGTTCGAACCGGCCGGCAAGGTCGTGATCGACCGGGCAAGTGACGAAGACGCGTTGCTCGATCAGTTGCTGCTCGAAAGCACCGGCTATTCCGCCGAGCATGTCGAGCGCCGCGCGGACGGGGTGATCTGCCCGCGCGACAAGGAAGCGCTGCGCGATCGCGCTCGCCGCGTCGCAGCGGTTGCGACCAAGGTGGCTTGCTCATGAGCGAGCCCCTTCCCTTCACGCGCGAGAATGTCCTTTCGTGGCTCGGCAACGTCCTAACCGGCGCTCTCGTCGGGCTCATGCTCGTCGGGCTGGCTTATCTGGTGGCTGGGGGTGTCGCATGATCGATCCTCGCCTCATCGAAGCAGAAGCGCTGCAGCCTCTCGACGAACCCACCCCCGCCCTGTGGCGCGCTGTCGTCTTCTCCTTCGTCACCGGCTTTGTCGTCGTCTCGATCGTCGGTGTCGGGATTGTGCAGGGGTGGTGGTGATGGCTGTTCACTGGTTTCCCGAAATGGATGAAGTGTTGCGCGCCCGGCTTAGCCAAGGCGTCCACATGGAAGATATTGGCGTCGAAATTGGCGTCGCCGCGAACACTGCTCGCAAGCGTTGCCGAGAATTGTCGCTGCCTTACCCGCGTCGCCAACCAGCGAAGCCGAAGGCTCCAAAGTCCAAGCGCGAACCGTTGGAAATGAAGTTTGCGGATCTTTTGGCGGATGGCATTCCGCCCAAGACGGCCGGTGAAATGCTGGGGTTGGCGTCGGGCAATTCCATGATGCAACGCATCCGGTCGAAACTTGGGTGGCAGGCCGTATGAGCGCCTCCTCCGAATATCTGCGCCTGCGCCGCCTTCCCGATCATCAGGACGAGCAGGCCCGCATCGAAGCGAACATGGTGCCGATCGCGAGCATCATCGACGCGGCTTCCGAAGTCTTCGGCGTCGGCCCGCGTGACATGCGCTCGCATTACCGAGCCCATCACGTTGCACAAGCGCGCCACGCCGTCTGCAAAGTCGCCAACGAAATCGGATGGCTAGTCGTCGACGCCGCCACCGAACTCGGCCGCGACAGGCGCACCGCTCGCGACAGCCGAAACCGCGCCGCCGAACTCGAGCGCACCAACCCGACCTTTGCCGCGCGCCTCGCCGAACTGCGCGCCCGAACCATGGAGAAAGCAGCATGACCATGAAGATCCACGACGACCTGATCCAAGGAAGCGAAGAGTGGCACCAAGCCCGTTGCGGACTTCTCACCGCGTCCGAAACGAAGCTGATCCTCACGCCCACGCTCAAGGTCGCGAATAACGAAAAGACGCGGGCCCATGCTTGGGAGCTCGCCGCCCAGCGGATCACCGATTACGTTGAACCGACCTACATCGGTGAAGCGATGCTGCGCGGCCATGAGGACGAAATCCTCGCTCGTGCGCTCTACGCCGAAGAATACGGCGACGTTCGCGAAACCGGGTTCGTGACGAACGATAAGTTCGGCTTCACGCTTGGGTGCTCACCTGACGGCCTCTGCGGCGACGACGGCATGATCGAATGCAAGTCGCGCATCCAGAAATACCAGGTGCAGACCATCGTCGAGGAATTCACCGGCGTTTCACTGATCCCCGACGAGTACATGCTGCAGGTGCAGACCGCGATGCTCGTCTGCGAGCGCAAGTGGTGCGACTTCATCTCGTACTCTGGCGGGCTCCCGATGGCGGTCATCCGCGTCGCGGCCAACACCGAAATTCAGGAAGCGATCATCGCCGCTGCCGGCGGTTTCGAAGAGCGCATCCTCACCATCATCGCTGACTATCACGCCGCAATCGAGGCGCGGAAATACCCGCCGACCGAGCGGCGTGTCGAAGAGGAAATGTACGTATGACCCACGGCCACAACAGCACCGCTGCCGACGAACGTCTGCGCCTTTTGATCGAGCGTATCGAACGCCTCGAGGAAGAAAAGAAGGGCATCAGCGACGACATTCGTGACGTCTACGCCGAGGCCAAGGCCGTCGGATACGACACCAAGATCATGCGCCAGGTCGTGCGGCTTCGGAAGATGAAGCCCGACGAGCGCAGTGAGCAAGATATCATCCGCGAAACCTACATGGCCGCGCTCGGGATGCTTGCTGACACGCCACTTGGACAGGCGGCGTTGGGGCGCGCGGGGGGCGAGCAGTGACCGTCATCCGCGTCATCGACTTCGAAACGACCGGCACCGAACCGGTCGAGGGAGCCGAAGTGTGCGAGGTCGGAACGTGCGATCTCGACCTCACCGCCGGCACTATCCATTCGCCCCGGTCGTGGATGTGCGGCGTCTCGAAGATGCCGCCCGAAGTTCGCGCCGTTCACCACATCTCTCTCGCCGATTGTGAAGGATGGGAGCCATTCCAGACCGCCCACCTCTTCGACGAGAAGCGGAATGCGAGCGCGAACGTCGACGCTGTCGCGGCGCACAATGCGGAATTTGAAACGAAGTACTTCGCATCTCCGGTCCCGGTGATCTGCACCTACAAGGTTGCACTTCGGGTTTGGCCGAACGCTCCGAGCCATAGCAATGGCGCGCTCCGCTATTGGCTCGAAGACGAAGGCAAGATCGCTCCCGATCATGCGCTGACCCAGCCTGCTCACCGTGCCGGTCCCGATGCCTACGTCACCGCTCACATCCTCAAGGCGCTCTTCGACACCGGGCTGACCGGCAAGGAAATGGTCGCTTGGACGAAAGAGCCGCGCCTCCTTCCGACCTGCCCGATCGGCAAGTTCCGCGGGCAACCGTGGAGCGAAGTCGAGGCTGGATTCCTCGGATGGATGCTGCGGCAACCTACGATGGAGGCGGACCTGAAATGGAACGCCGAACGCGAGATCGAACGCCGCGCGAAAGGCGGCTGACCCCCAGTTCCGACGCAGCCGGGAATGAGCCCGGCCCCGGAAAGAAGGAGCAAACGAAATGGTAGATATGTCTCAAACGATCGCACCCAAAAGCGACCAACTCAATGCCGACGACTTGATCGGCGGGCCGCGCACGATCACGATCACTCGCGTCACCGGCAACGAAGGCAACGCCGAGCAGCCGGTCAACATCTTCTTCGAAGGCGACAATGGCAAGCCGTTCCGCCCGTGCAAGTCGATGCGCCGCGTCATGGTGAAAATCTGGGGCGCCGACGCCTCAAAGTACGCCGGCCAGTCCATGACCCTCTATCGCGATCCCAAGGTGAAATGGGGTGGCATGGAGGTCGGCGGGATCCGCATTTCGCACATGACCGGGCTGCAAAAGCCGGAGACGATGGCCCTCACGGCTTCGAAGCAGGCGCGCGCACCTTATACGGTTAAACCCCTGACGGTCGAGCAGCAACAACAGCCAGACCCGCGCGCCGCCGCCGACAAGATCATCGCGACGATCGGCCGCGCGCCCGATGTCGCGAAATTGGACGCATATCTCGCCGGCGAGAAAATCGTGGCCGCGATCGCCAGCTTGGGCGACCTCGCCGGCGAAGTGAATGCCGCGGCCGATAAGCGCCGGGCGGAACTCACCCCGCAGCCCGAACCGGACGAAGAAGACCCGTTCGCAGAAGAGGCGGCATAACATGCGCGGGGGTCGGCAGTACGGAAACCGGAAGCGGACGAAGCAGGACATGCGCGGTTCGGCATTGATGATGCTGACCATGCGCCAGTCTCTCGATGGGCTCACCGCTGAACAGATTTCGCGAAGCTACGGCCTGCCGATCCCCGAAGCCGCCGACCTTCTCAAGAAAGAAACGCTGCGGAGGCGCATGGCATGATCGACTTCAACGATTTGCACGAGGAGTTGAGCCCAAACCCGGCCTTCTTTGCTGAGGCGCCAGACGGCCGCAAGGACGTACCCGAACTGCGCCGGCAGACCGATTTCCTCAAGCTGATGCGAATGGCCGGGCCGCGAGTGCTGGTGTTCGCCAACGCCAACGCCGGGAAGCGCAACCCCCAGCAGGCAAGGCGCGAAGGCATCATGGGCGGAGTTTTCGATCTCACCTGCCTGTGGCGCGCCCGTTGCGCATACATCGAATTCAAGGGGTACACGAAAGCGGGCCGTGCGGGTGTGCTTTCTGATAATCAGGTTCGGTTCGGCAACCGCTTGGTCGAGCTCGACATCCCGTGCGCATCGTTCTTCTCGCCGGTCGCCGCGGTGAACTGGCTGCGCGAACAAGGCTTCCCGATTGCGGAGGTCAGTGATGCAGCATGACGCCATCCCTAGCGAACTGCCCCGCGCCCCTTTCGACCTGAATGACTTCGCCCGGCGGGCTGTCCTCGCGGGCATTCACCAAGCGGTCGATGACCCTTCCGAAATGAAATTCCGCATCATGCTCGCGCGTGATTGCGGACACCTCACCGATACTCAGGCGCGCGAGATGATCGTCGCTCATAAATTGGAGGCCGCTTGAGCATGGCGACGCAGGCAGTCCAGCAATTCGGCCCCGCATGGTGCTCCCGGTCGGTGGTCATCGTCCACGGGCAGCATGACACTCGGATCGAAACCGGGGAAGACTACGACGCGGCGACACTCGCTTCGGTCTTCCTTATGGAGCCAACCACAAAGGACAAGCTCGACGGGGACGCCTTCATTCCGTCGATGCACCGCGACTACGACGCCCGCAACCATGCCGCGCAGCGCGAGAAGGGCGCGTTCGTTTCGCTCACCGGAGACATCGATAGCGGCAATCACTCACTGCCCGCTATCGAAAAGCTGGTCCGCGGCTTTTGCAGGGACGCAGCCTGGCTGATCTACAGCAGCGCACACGCACGCCCCGGCGACATGCGTTGGCGCGTGATCATCCCGCTCGAGCGACCGCTACCCTTCGATGAATGGCACGACGCGCAGAATGCGTTCTTCCGGTTCATGGAGCGGGCTGAGGTAGAGATGGATCAGGCGCTTGATCGCGCCGGCCAATTGGTTTTTCTGCCCAACGTTCCCGAATTCCACGGCAAAACCGGCGATCGTCTACGCGGCGAAGAGGGTTGGACGCTCTACTTCGAACGCGCCACCACCGGATGCAACGCGCCGGGCCTCGATATCACGACAGGCCCCATCGCGGTCGGCATCGCGGAAATTCGTAAGCAACGCTCCGAAGACGAGCGCGAGCGCGAGCGGATCCGCCGCGAGGCTGAGCAGCGCAAGGCCAACCGTCCTCGGACGGAAGGCGCGCCGATCATCGAGGACTTCAACCGCGAGAACCCGATCGCGCGCCTATTCGAGCTTTACGGTTACGAGCAATCGCCCCGGCACCCCGAAGACTGGCGCTCTCCCCATCAGACCAGTGAAAGCTACGCCACCCGCATCATGGGCGACAAGTGGGTCAGCCTGTCCGCCTCCGACGCCGGCGCCCGCATGGGCGAGAACTTCAAGGGCGGATGCTTTGGCGACGCCTACGATTTGTTCGTTCATTTCGAGCATGGGGGCGACCACAAGGCAGCATTCCGCACCCTCTACAGCGAGCGTCGGGCATCGAACCCTGTCAGCGCGCCGCCGGTCGATACGGAAGACCCAGGCTGGACCGAACCACCTGAGTATATCGAGGCGGAACCCGATCTCGAGCCGGTTATCGCTACCGAAGAGCCCGCCAGCGACAACGTCCTTGGCTTCAATCTGGCCGACTGGTCGACGTCGAATTTCCTTGGTGAAGCCCCGCCGATTCAGTGGCTATGCGAAGGGACTATTCCGCAGGGCGTGCCCGCCCTGTTCGCGGCCATGGGCGGTGTCGGCAAAAGCTTCATCTCCCTCGATCTTGCGTTGGAGATTGCCGCGACGGTTGCTCATGGCACGCACAAGCGCCGGGTTATGGGTGGCGAAGTCGTCGCCCGCGGGAGTGTCGTCGTACTCAGCGCCGAAGACGGGCGTGATAGCATCCACCGCCGCCTCGAGCGCATCGATCCCGACAACAGGCGTGAGCAAGCTGACGGTAAGGTCTTTATCGTCCCTATGCCGGAAGTCGGCGGCCCCATGCCTCTTGTCACTGGCGATCGCGGGGAATTCAAACGGACGCCGCAATTCCATGCGTTGATCGATCAGCTTCGTCAGGTCGATGACTTGAAGCTGATCATCATCGATCCACTGCAGGCTTTCGTCACTGCTGACATCACGAAAGACCCAGCAGCCGGGCAATACATGTGGAGTGCATTTGCACAGATCTGCGCCGAAACGGGCGCCACGGTCATTGCCTGCCACCATATGCGCAAGGAAGGCATGTCGCGCATCGACAGCAGCGACACAGCCCGCGAAGCTATCCGTGGTTCGACCGCCCTCATCGACGGGGCGCGTGCTTCCTATGCGCTCTGGTCGGAAGGGGAGGAACAAGCTCGCCGCATTTGCCAGGAACTCGACATCGAATTCCGCCCGAAACGCGTTGTGCGCGGCGCTGTCGTCAAGTCGAATGACGAGCATGATTGGGAGGTCCACACATACATTCGCGCGGAGAGTGGCCTCCTTGAAGACGCTACTGATAACGCCCGCGAGATCACCACTGCAGGAGATCGCCTGAGCGATCAGCAGCGGGACAAGGTATTCGACGAGATCGACGCCCGCTGGCGTTCGGAAAACCCTTTCGGGGCCTCACCACAATCGCCTGAACGCTACCTGCCAAACTGGCTGCAGCAGGAATTCAGCGTGTCGAAGCGGACCGCCAAAGATCACCTAAACGAATGGATGATCGGTGGCCTGCTGGCGACGGAAATGGTCAGCGCGAAGACGAAAAAGATGGGGCTAAAGGTGGCAGTATGGCCCAGATAATGGCGGCGGAAGTGGCGGAAGTAGGTCACGTAAGTCATTGTAATTCCTTGGCGGAAGTTCGGCGGAGGTCGGCGGAAGTTGGCGGAACCGCGGCGCCTAAGTTATTGAAAATGCTTGGCGGAAGTTGGCGGAAGTTGGCGGGCGGAAGTTCCCCCATACCCCCTAGCGACTTCCGCTCGCTTGGATGCGGCGATGTCGCTGGCAGAAATTGGCATTTCTCAACCACCTCCCCCACCTCATCGAAAGGCCATAGCGATGCGGCATGAACGGCTTCTCTTGACCATCGACGAAAGCCTCGATGTCATCACCGAGATCAACTCGTGGTGCAGGCGCACCGGCACAAACTACAATCGCTTCGTCACTGCTGCCGGTGTTCGCCCCTCGCTGCGCTCATCCGTTCGCCGTGGGACCAGGCTGACCATCACCACCGTCGAGATCATCCGCAAGACCATGCGCGACAATCCCCGCGGCATCGATCGCGACGAACACAAGCGTCGGGTCAAGCGCCGGGCAACCGAGCAGCTACGTCGTCAGCAACAGCGCGATCGTATCATCCACCCTGCACTGCCGGTCCGTGTCGATCGCTCGCCCTGCCCGCGCTGTGGCACGCGCAAGGACATTGGATGCAAGCATTTCCCGAAGGAGGTGTCGTGATGGCTAAGGCTCCGAAGAAGATCGGGCGGCCGTCCTCATTCACGCCGGAACTCGGTACGGCCATCTGCGAACGTCTCGCTCTCGGTGAAAGTCTGCGCGAAATCTGCACCAGTGACGATATGCCTTGCCGCTCGACTGTGATGAACTGGCTCGTGTCGGCAGACACGCGGGAAGAGCTCGGTGTGTTCTTGGACCAATACACGCGCGCGCGAGAAGCGCAGGCTGAAACGATCTTCGACGAAATTCTCGAGATCGCGGACGACGCCACGAACGACTGGATGGAGCGCCGTTTGCCGAGTGGCGAAACGATTGAGGTCGTGAACCAGGAGCACATTCAGCGGTCGCGATTGCGTATCGACAGCCGCAAGTGGATGGCAGCTAAGCTGCAGCCGAAGAAGTACGGCGACCGCATCGACGTCACCAGCGGCGGCGAGAAGATCCAGCGCGAGGCTGGTGAGACGGAGAAATTCTCCCGCCTGGCCGCGCTGATGGAGGAAAAGCGCAACGCCGGATTACTGCCCGATTTCAGCGGCGGGGAGGATTGAGCATGACTGTGTTCGCGGGTATGATCTTCCACATGGCCAGCTTCAAACCGAAGCCCGTGCGTCCGGTGCGCAGCGAAGCACAAATTCAGCGCCAGCTTGAGGCGCGCCTGTCGGAACTCGAAGCCGAAGCGCACAACCGGCGCCGCAACGTCGTCTGTCGCGATTGCAAGTATGCTCGCGGCATCTACTGCGTGAACCCGCTGATCATGGGCTTCGGAGCGCCGGTGTTCCAAGGCTCGACCGAAACCGATCTGTGTGGGCCCGAAAAGGCGCTGTGGCGTGAGAAGCTTGGGCTCTGGGAAAGGTTTGTGGAATGGCTAAACAGGTGAACGGGTTTATCCCTTGGGCGGGCGGTCCGTGCCCGGTCGATGAGGACAGCTTCCCGGAGGTCATAACCGCGGATGGCGAGCGTGATTGTGAGCGCGCGAGCGATTTCCAGTGGGAGTGGTCGGACGAACACCCGCTCGACAACGTGATCGCTTATCGCTTGATCGATCGTTGGACGCGGGCTGAGATTATGTCAGGCATAACCGCCGAACAGGCTATGGAACCGCACAGCCTCTTGCAAGACATACCCTTCATGCCGGCTCCTGCAGTGCTTCCTGTGCCGTCTCTAGACCGCTTACGATTGGAAGCGGCGCACCTGCAGGGGCGATTGATAGTCGACGGTTTCGAGAACGGCAAAATGATCGTTCGCGAGATTGAAGACGACCGTGAACCGCGATGAACCTGCCCACCACACCGCAAGGCTGGGAAGCCCTCTACGCCGCGGCCGATGACGAACTGCGCGCCGAAATCGATCACCTGTTCGAACAGGATCTCGCCGAGCATATCTGGCGCGCGCAGGTCGGCCGGCAATCCGAAGCGGCTGACAGCACCGCGTTCGTCACCGGGTACGGGGGGAGCGCAGGAGGCGGGAAATCGGACCTTCTCTGCGGCATCGCGCTGACCGAGCACAAGCGGTCCGCGATCTTCCGCCGGGAGCGCGTGCAGACCGAAGGCATCATCCAGCGCATGACCGAGATCCTTGGCACGACTGACGGGCTCAATTCGCAGAAAGGCATCTGGAAGACGCACACCGATGGGGCTGACCGGCTGATCGAGTTCGGCGGGCTCGACAATCCCGACGATCACCAGAAATGGCAGGGCCGCGCGCACGATCTCAAAGGGTACGACGAAGTCACGGAACAGCGCGAGCATCAGGTGCGCTTCACGATGGGCTGGACGCGATCGCCCGACCCGAAGCAGCATTGCCGCGTGCTCATGACCTTCAACCCGCCGACCACTGCCGAAGGGCGTTGGGTCATCGATTACTTCGGGCCGTGGCTCGACAAGAAGCACCCCGACCCTGCCGAGCCCGGCGAAGTGCGTTGGGTGACGACGATCAAGGGCCGCGATGTCTGGGTGCCCGACAATCGCAAGTTCGTGCTGTTCCGCGGCGAACCGCTGTACGATTTCGATCCGTCCGAATTCTCGCCCGAAAAGATCATCACACCGAAGTCGCGCACGTTCATCCCGTCGCGCGTCACCGATAACTATTTCTACGTCCGATCGGGCTACATCGAAACACTGCAGTCCCTGCCCGAACCGCTCCGTTCGCAAATGCTCGAGGGTGACTTCTCGGCCGGTGTCGAAGACGACGAGTGGCAGGTGATCCCGACCGCGTGGGTCGAAGCGGCAATGGATCGCTGGGAGCCGCGCGAGCAGAAAGGCGAAATGGATTCGATGGGCGTCGACGTCGCCACCGGGGGCAGCGATAATTTCGTCATCGCACCGCGGCACGGCGCATGGTTCGACCAGGTGACGCGCATCCCCGGCCATGACATCCCGCAACTGACCGCCGGCCGCGTTGGTGCGTCGAAGGTGATCGAGCATCGCCGGGACCGCGCGCCGGTGCATATCGACCTCGTGGGCTGGGGCCTGACCGTCTACAACGTGCTGGTCGAGGATCGCATCCAGACGGTCGGCATCAACAACGCGCGTGGCTCGAAGGAACAGACCGCGGATGGCATGTTCGGGTTCTTCAACCTGCGCAGCGAGCTCGTCTGGCGGATGCGTGAAACGCTCGACCCTGCCAATCCGGTCAAGTGCGCGCTACCTCCCGACCCGAAGATCAAGGCCGACTTGTGTGCCTACAAATGGACGCCGGTGAAAGCGCCGAAGAAGACCGTCGTCAAGGTTCGCTCGAAGGACGAGATGAAGGCCGAGCTTGGCCGATCGCCCGATGATGGCGACGCGATCATCATGGCCAACATCGACACGCTCAAGGATGAAGTCGTCCAGGCGCTGACGGTGAAGAAGGCTTACAATCCGTATGAGGATCTGTGACTATGGCTGACCGCATCGACGAAGGTTGCAAGATCGGCCTTCATCCGTGGGGGCCTTGGCGTGAGCAGGGCGGCACATACAGGCGGGAATGCAAGAACTGCGCGGCGGTCGATGTGCAGGCGTTCAACCCCGAACCGCCGGACCGAACACCCTTCAATCCATACGCCGATCTCTGATTTTGAGATACGATAGGGGCTAACATAGCGTCCATCGCGGAAAGGAATTCTCCGCGATGTGCATGGCTCCCGACGTTCCCGAACCGCCCCCGCCCCCCGCTCAGCGCCAAGCCATGAAGGCGCCCGAAGTGAAGTCGGCGGCGATCGATGATCCGATGCGCCGGCGTCGCGGATATGCCGCGCTCGTGTCGCGCGCCGCACCCACCGCCAACACGCCGATGACGACCTCGACGCTCGGTGGCTGATCCTGTCACCCTCTTCAAGCTGCGCGGGCAGGACTGGATCGCGCTGATCTGCGAATGCGGGCAGAAGCAGCAGTCGCCGGATGACGGCGAGCATCGCATCGTCTGCGCGTCGTGCGGCAAGGAACACACCGCCGATGGCTGAGGGCACGCTCTCCCTGCACAACCGTCCCGGCCATGCGCCGCGTCGTGAACTGTCCCGGCGCGAGCATGTCGACAAGCGTGCGTCTTCGCTCAAGGCGATGCGCAAGGACGAAGAGGACGACTGGCATTCGATCGCAGACTTCTCGGGCTATGGGGACATTCCCGGCCTGCGCGAGAAAGGTGGTGGCAAGCGGCGCCCCAAGACGCGCCAGCTGATCGATAGCCACCCTATCCTGTCGTTCCGCACGATCGAAGGCGGCATGTATTCCGGCCTCTCGAGCCCGAACCGGCCATGGTTCGATTTCAAGTTCGCCGACGACGGTCTCAACGAATACGCCGCGGCGCGCGAGTGGAAGGACAAGTTCCAGTCGCTGATCTACAGTATGTTCGACGCGTCGAACTTCTACCAGGTCGCCCGCCAGAATTACGGCGAGATGGCCCGCTTCGGCCCGGCCTGCGGTATCATGACCGAGCATCCGCTACGCATCGCGCCAAGCATCGCGCAGCCGATCGGCACGTTCTGGCTGGGCTTCGATAGCGCGTTCGGCGTCGATACCCTGCTTCGCGATTGCTCGATGACGGTCGACCAGATTGTCGAGAAGTTCGTCGCTGGCCCGGGCGGCAGCATGAACTGGTCGGTGGTCAGCCGCAGCGTGCGCGACAAGTGGGACGCCTCACGGTACGACGACACCATCCACTGCCAGCAACTGATCGAGCCGGGCGCCGGAACGCGTTTCGAAGCGACGATCTGGGATTGCAACGACGACCGCGCGAAGGCGGTGCTCGAAGCGAAGTGGTATAGCGAGCAGCCGTTCTGGGCGCCGCGATGGGCCACACGCGACGGCTCTGGATATGGTCGGGGTGTCGGGCATGACGCGCTCGGCGATATGCGCGAACTGGCCATGCAGGCGAAGCGCAAGCGCGAGCTCACCGATCTGCTGGCCAAGCCTCCGACCGCTGGTGTGGCGCAGGATCTCGACATGCGACCGGGCGCGCATACTCACGTCGCCGACCTGTCGGCGGTGCAGGCAGCGAAGCCGGTGTACGAGGTCAATCCGCAAGCGATTGGCGCGGTGCGCGAGGACATTCGCGAGATCAAGGACCAGATCGACCGGCTGACCTATGCCGACCTGTTCATGGCGATCACGAATATGCCCGGCGTGCAGCCGCGCAACGTCGAGGAAATTCTCAAGCGCGACGAAGAGAAGCTGAGCCAGATTGGCCCCGTGGTCGAAATGGTCAACGACGACATGCTGCCGATCGCAGTCGAGCGCATGATCGCCATTGCTGAACGCGGCAACCTGATCCCCGAAGCGCCGGAAGAACTGCAGGGGCGCGAACTCAAGGTCGAGTTCGTTTCGGTCCTGTCGATGGCGCAGAAAATGCTGGGCCTTTCGACGACCGAGCGCGTGGTCGGGTTCGTCGGTTCGCTTGGGCAGGTCTTCGGACCGCAGGTGCTCGACAAGATCGATCCTGACGCGATCATCGACGACTATGCCGAGCGCGCTAACCTGCCCGCCTCGGCAGTGCGTGACAGCGCGATGGTCGAGCAGATGCGCAAGTCGCGGCAGCAGCAGGAGCAGATGGCCGAAATGGCGGCTATGGCGCAACCTGCGAAGACGGCGACCGAAGCCGCGGCGAACATCGCTGAAATGTCCAACGAAAGCGCGCGGTTTTGAGCGCGGCCTACAAGAAGCTGCTCGCGGAAGATCGCGAATGGCTGATGCGCCAACCTCAGTTCCGGCGCGTGCTTTTTGAGATTTATACCGCCGCCGGTATCACCAAGACAACTCGCGAAGAGCAGCAACGCCTCTTTCATGAAGGCAAGCGCTCCTTGGGGCTCGAAATCTTTGGCTGGTTCTCGGCGATGCCGGTGGACCCGATCGACGCAATAGCTGCGGCCATCGAAGCCAAGATGGAACTCAACCCCGAAGGAGTGAAGCATCATGACGACCGAGACTACCCAGAATGACACGACCACCACGACCGCTGATGCTGGCGCGACTACAGCGCTTGGCGATGCGGCCGCGGCGGATCCCGCAACCGAAACCCCCGCGGGTGACGGTGAACCGGTAAAGCCCGAAGGCGACAAGCCTGACGGGTCGCAGGGCGACGGCGAGGGCGGCTCGTCGGAAGCCGGTGACGGTGGGGCTCCTAACGCCGCCACCGGCGCGCCCGAAGCTTACGACACCGCTGCATGGCAGATGCCCGAAGGCGTCGAGTTCGACACCGAAGGCTTCGAAGCTGTCGAGCCGGTGCTGCGCGAACTCAATCTCGACAACGACCAGGCCGGAAAGCTGATGGGCGCCTACGCCGAGAAGATTGTGCCGATGATCGAGAGCCGCGCGGCGAAGCAGATGGACGACGCTGCCAAGGAATTGAGCGCCGACCTCGCGAAGAACCTGCACGCTGATCCGGAAGTCGGCGGCGCCAAGCTCAAGGAAGCTCAGGCGTACAGCGCGAAGGCAATCGCTGCCGCGCTGCCCGATGCGACGTTGCGGGCCGAGTTCTCGCAATTCCTCAACGAAAGCGGGCTCGGGAATCATCCCTTGCTCACTCGTGTCCTCAACACCGCCGGTCGCGCGATGTCTGAGGCGAGCACCCCTGCCGGCGGCGCTGGCGGGGGCGAAAAGACTGCGGCCGAAGTGTTCTATGGAAGGAAAGGGTAAGTAATGGCTATTCTTGGCACTGAACTGCACACCCTCGCCGACATTACGGCTCGCCTCGATCCCGATGGCAAGACCGCGATCATCGGCGAATGGTTGTCGCAGACCAACGAAGTCCTCGACGACATGCTCTGGCAGGAAGGCAATCTGCCGACCGGTGAGCGCACGACCGTCCGCGTCGGCCTGCCGACCGTTACCGCGCGCGGCGTTAACCAGGGTGTCGATCCGTCGAAGAGCCGCGTGGCTCAGGTCGACGAAGGCGCGGCCATGTTCGAAGGTCAGTCCGACATCGATCGCCAGGCGGCGATGATGAGCGGCAACCCCGACGAATATCGCCTCACCGAAGCGACCGCGTTCTATGAAGCGCTTTCGCAGGCGCAGGCGCAAACCCTGTTCTACGGCAACGCTCGCACGTCGCCGCAGGAATATACGGGCCTCGCTCCGCGATACAACGACATCTCGATGGACCAGGTCATCGAAGGCGGCGGTGAAGGCACCGACAACGCTTCGATCTGGCTCGTCGTATGGTCGTCGCTCGGCGTCAAGGGCATCTACCCGAAGGGATCGAAGGCGGGCATCACGCATATCAACGTGACCGCTGGCACTGGCGTAGGCGATGATGGCTATGAAATCGGCCATTACGTCAACGACGCCGATGGCAAGCGCTTCCTCGCCGTGTCCGACAACTTCATCTGGAAGTGCGGTCTGTCGGTCAAGGATCCGCGCTATGCGGTGCGTATCGCCAACATCGACAAGTCGTTGCTCACGCCCGACTATTCGACCGGCGCGCAGCTGGAAATGCTCATGACCGAAGCGCTCGAACGCGTGGAAGGCCTGAATATGCCCGGCGCCAAGGCGGCGTTCTACATGCCGCGCACCATCCGTGCGAACTTCCGCAAGCAGATGGTCGACAACGCCAATAACTCGAATTTCTCGTACGAAACCATCGGCGGCAAGCGGATGATGATGTTCGGCGAAGTTCCGGTTCGCCGCGTCGACGCCCTCAAGGCTGACGAAGCCCGCGTGGTCTGATCGAGACATGAAAGGAATTGATCAATGATTACCGATCGCGAATTGACGTTCTCGAATGGCCAGGCGGTCACGACCGGAACGCAGCTCTCCACTGACGTCATCGATACCGGCGTTGCTGGCATCAATATCAACACCAACCGCGAACTGCAGATTTTCGTAAGCGTCACGACCGCCTTCGCCGGCGGCACGAACCTTACCGTGAACCTCGTGGAAAGCGCCTCGTCCGACCTGTCGAGCCCGACCGTCCTTGCGACGTCGGGAGCGGTGGCTGAGGCGAGCCTGACCGCAGGCCGCGTGCTGCTTCGCACTGCTGTCCCTCGCACGAGCAAGCGCTATCTTGGCCTGCAGTTCGTGACGACGGGCACCCACACGGCCGGCAATGTGTTCGGCGGCATCGTTCGCGATACCGACGACACGGTCCTGCCAACCTACGAAACCGGCTACGCCGAATAAGGAAGGACTGAGCAATGGGTGACAAAGTACAAGCCATCGTCCGCGGTCCCGAGAATTATTTCGACGGAACGCTTCATGCCCCCGGCTCGATCGTGGTGGTTGATGCCGATCAGGTTTCCGACAAGGACACCATCACGAAGACGGTGAAGGTGCGCCTCAAGGAACCGGCCATGGTTGAAGGAAAGCTCGTTCGCTTCGCCGAAGAAGAGGTGGAGGTGCGCACGCGCTTCCTGCCCCTCGAAGGTGCTGCGATCGCCGAGCCGAACACCACGACTGCGGAAGTCGCTACCGGCCAGCCCGATCGGCTCAATGTAAGCGACTTCCTCAAGGGCGGGGTCGACGACATCGAGGACGCGATCGCATCCGGCAAGGTCGACGCGTTTCTCGACGTGATCGGCCAGGCTGAGATCGGCGGCAAGGGCCGCAAGGGCGTGAAGGAAGCGATCACCGATCGCAAGGCCGCGCTCTCGCGATAACACCTTCGCAATCACACATAGTAGGGTCGGGTGGCTTAGGCTTCCCGGCCCTTCATTTTGAGATACGCAAGCGCGCGGATTAGCGTCGCGATATGGCTGCGCATCCCCTTCATTCTCGCGGTTCTAACCGCCTTCCGAAGAGGCCGAACACGCAGCCCTTCGATCGCGGCCGGATTGTCGTACTCGAGCAGTTTCGCGCAACGGCCGAAGCGCAACTCGCCGAACTGACGGCCCCAGAGGAAGGTGGCGGCGGTGGCGCGTAACCTGATCCAGATTTGCAACGAAGCAATCTCCGACCTGCCCGCGCATCCGATCAGCGGGCTCGACGATCAGCGCAAGGAAGCGCGCGAATGCTCGCGGCATCTAAATGGCGTCGTCGCCGATCTGCTCGACGAACACGATTACGACTTCGCCAATCGACGCGTGACGCTCGCTCCGGTGGCCAACACACGCGAGGGCGAGTGGGCCTATGCCTACCGCCTGCCCGACGAGATCATCTCCCCGATCAAGCTGGTGCGAACCTACAACGCAAGCGCTGTCGACATGGTGGTGACGCCGGTCCTCTATTGGCCTGGGCTCGACCTAGCGACGCTTGGCTATTTCGAAATCGATTACGAGATAGCGAACAACACGCTCTTCACCAATCTCGAGCAGGCTGTTCTCGAATACTCGGTGGATGCGGTGGAGCCGAACAAGTGGCCACCTCTCTTCGCACAGGCTGTCATCCGCTTGCTGGCCGCGCGCATATACCGCCCGATCCTTGGCGAGAAGGCCGACACTGGCGAGTGGCGGGTGAAGCAGCAGGCTGCGGCATATGCGGCCGCGCAGGCTCGCGCTTCGGATCTCAACCGTAATCCTCGGCAGCGCAAGGGCCATGTGAGCGAGGCTGAAATCGCCCGGCGTGGAGGTGGTGTGTGGTTACGCTGAGCAAGCGCAATTTCACGCGCGGCATCTTCTCGCCCGTCGTACAGTCGCGGCGCGATGTCGAGGCATGGAGCGCGGGCGCCAAGCGTCTGACGAACGTCTTCCTGCTCAAGCATGGCGGCGTGCGAAAGCGCCCCGGCACGCTGTTCGTCTACAAGCTTCCCGACGACGACAACGACGTGCGCTTGCTGCCCTTCACCTATTCGCCTGGGCAATCCTATGTCCTCGCGATGGGGCAGGCGACCATGAAGCCGCTCGCCTTGGGCGGCGCGGTGCTGTCCGAAGGCTTCGGCATTACGGGCATCACGCGCGCGAACCCGGGCGTAATCACGGCGCCCTATCACGGGCTTTCGACCGGTGACGAAACCTTTCTCGCTGGCATCGAAGGCATGACCGAATTGAACGGCCGCGTCGTAACGGTGACCGTGATCGATGCGAACACGTTCTCGATCGGCATCGACACGACCAGTTTCACCGCTTTCACCGGCGATGACGGGACGGTCCGCACAGGCCCACCTGCCCCACCGCCCTCGCCCCCCTCAGTTCCCGCGCCGACGCCGACGCCGACGCCTCCCCCGACAACCCCGCCGGGTGGCGGTGGTGGCGGTGGTGGTGGCATTCGCGGCCCCGGCGGCGATCAGGACAAATACTGATGGCCGTCTATCCGCTCTACAAGGTCGCGACGCCGTACAATGCGGGGGAACTCGCCGATCTCGATTTCGTGCAGTCGTTCGACACGATCTATCTGGCGCATGAATTCTATGCGCCGGCGAAGATGGTGCGCAACGATCACGACGATTGGGAATTCTCCTACGTCACGTTCTCGCCTGGCATCGAAGCGCCGACAAGCGTGTCAGCGACTGCGACCGTCGCGAACACCGATTCCGCGAACTCGGGCGATGGGTACTTCCCGCAAAGCTATTCCTACATCGTGGCTGCGGTGAACGCCGATGGGCAGGAAAGCCGCGGGTCGACGCCGGACAGCGCGACGAATGACACTGAACTGCCGCGCAATTACACCACGATCAGCTGGACAGCGCCCGCGGGCACGGTCGACTATTACCGGGTCTATAAGGCGCACGAGAGCGGAAGCTACGGCTTCATCGGCGAAACGGACAGCACCTCTTTCACCGACGACGGTTTCCAGCCCGACTATTCGGACGCGCCGATCGAGGCGTATGATCCGTTCGATGGCGCCGGCGACTATCCCGCCCGCCTCGGTTTCTGGGAACAGCGACTGTGGATGGGGCGCACCGGCAACAACCCGAATGCGCTGTTCGCATCGCGCACGGCCGACTTCGAGAATATGGACTTCGCCCGGCCGCAACGCGAGAATGACAGCATCGCGATGTCGATCTCGACTGGCGAGAGCAACCTGATCGAAGCGATCATCCCGCTTGACCGGCTCCTGATCGGCACGAGCGACAATATCTTTTCGCTGTTCGGCCCGAACGACGGCATTCTCGTGCCCACTCCTCCGCCCGGCGCGAAGCGTCATGTCGGGCGCGGGATCGCGCAGCCGAAGCCGGTGGTGATTGGCGAGAATGCCTTCTATCAGCCGCGCGTCGAAAGCGGTGTGCGCTCGCTTGGGTACACCTTCGAAGTCGACGGGTACAAGTCGAGCGACGTCTCGATCTTCGCGCCGCACCTGTTCCAGAATCGTCGCATCAAGCGCTGGGCGTACCAGGCCGAACCGGTGTCGGTGGTCTGGATGGTGATGGATGACGGCGACGTGCTGGCCTTCACATGGGAGGCCGAGCAGCAGGTATGGGGCTTCACCGAGATCGATCTCGGCGGTGTGGCGCTCGATGTCGCAGCTATCCCCGAAGGCGAAGAGACGCGCGTCTATTTCGTGGTCGAACGCCAGATCAACGGCGAGACGGTGCGCTATGTGGAAATCCTCAACCGCATCAAGTGGACCGATTTCAAGCAAGCCTCGCATCTCGACGCATCACGCATCTATGAATTCGACGAGCCCGTGACCGAAGTGACCGGCCTGCAGCACCTTGAAGGCGAGACGGTGGGCGTGCTGGCCGATGGCTATTCGACGACGAAGGTTGTCACTGATGGCGCGATCACGGTCGACGAGCCAGCGACGAAGTTCGTCGTGGGGCTCAAGTTCGACGCGATCATCGAAACCATGCCGCTGCCGCCCGAGCCGAACAAGAAGATCACTGGCGAGATATACGTCGAAATGATCGACAGCTTCGACGTCTTCGCCGGGCGCGAAGAGGACAATCTCGAATTGATCACCACGCGCGAAGAAGGTTCGATCGGCCCGCCTGTGCCGTTCACTGGCGTTCCGGATCCTGCGCGCCCCGACCAGGTCGTCGATCGCAACGCGACGATCATCGTCAAGCAAACCTCCCCCTATCCGCTGATCGTGACCGCTGTGCATTACGGCGTGGAGGCGAAGGGGCGCGGGTGAGGCTCGTCGAAGCAACGCCTGACCACATTCCCCATCTCGCCGCGAATATGCGCGACGCTGACGTGCGCGAAGTGCGCGCGCTTGGCCGGTCATCCCGGGATGCGCTCGAGGCCGGTCTGCGGGCATCTTTGTGGGCACTGACTGCGATCGACGACGAGCCGGTCGCGATGCTTGGCGTGGCGCCGAAATCGATGCTGGAGGGCGTGGGCGTTCCGTGGATGCTGGGGAGCGAGCGGGTCTATTCCAGTGGGAGGGCGCTGCTTTCCTTCGCCCCGCGTGTGATCGCTGAAATGGAGGCGACGTTCGCGCGCCTCGAGAATGTGGTCGACGCGGACAACGTGCGTGCGCTGCGGTTCCTGCGGTGGTCGGGTTTTGAGATTTACGGTGCGCCTGTCCAGATTGGCGGCGTGTCGTTTCTGAGGTTCGCCCGTGTGTAACCCTGCCCTGCTCGTTGTTGCATCGACCGCTGTTACGGCCGCGGGCCAGTGGCAGTCGGCCCTCTACGCTTCCCGGTCCGCGCGCTACCAGGCACAGGTCGCGCAGCAGAATAAAGCCTTGGCGCGCGAGGGCGCGGAAGACGCGATCGTTCAAGGACAGGACCAGCAGCGCCAGCTCGGCCGCGAAGTCGCTGGGCGTATCGGCGCGCAGGAAGCGCGGATGGCGGGCAACAACGTCGACATCACGCGCGGTTCGGCCGCCCGGGTTCTCGACGACACGCGCATGATCGGTCGCGAAGATAGCGAAGCGCTGGCTGAGAATATCCGGCGACAGGTCAAGTCGCAGCAAATCGACGCATGGAATTACGAGAGCGAAAGCCGCACGCGCGAGGCTGAGGCCAAGCAATCGAAAACTGCCGGCATGTTCTCAGTCGGCGCGACCGTGCTCGGCGGCGCAACGCAATACGCCAAGTTCAAGGCTGGCGGCTGATGGTGCGGGTTCCGACCACGCAGGGCCGGTCGGTCCAAGTCCAGGGCGAGCCGGGCAACCGCTTCCGCTATGCCGAAGGGCGCGACTTCATGGGCCGCGCGCTGCAGGAGGGCGGACAGGCACTCGGGCAAGCGGCGCGCGATTGGGACGCGATCGAAGCGACCTATGACGAAGCGGACGCTTTGCGCATCGCGAATGAATTCTCGACCTATGAACGCGAGCGACTGAAAACCGGCGAAAACGCCTATCTGACGACACAGGGCTTCAACGCTGGCGAAGGGCGCGAGGTCGCGGTGAAGGATCTCGAAACCGCGTCCGAAAATCTGCTTAAGGGCGCGCGTTCGAAGCGTGCCCGCGATATGGCGCAGCGGGCGTTGATTGGGAAGATCGACACCGCGCACACCACGATTGCCAACCATGCCGTTTCGCAGATGCGCGTTGCGCGCACCGAGCAGCGGCAAGCCCAGATGTCGACCGCGCTGACCGACGCGGTGGATGCGCGAGGAACCGATCAGTTCGTGGTCAATCTCAGCGTTGCGCAAATGGCGCTTGAGCAGATGGCCGCGGATATGGGCTGGTCGCCGGAGAAACTGGCCGAAGAAAGCGAGGCCATGATCTCGGGTGTGCATGGGCAGGTCGTCCTCGCGATCGACAGCGAAGACGGTGAACCGACTGCGGCGCTGGAATATCTCGACGCGAACAAGGATATGATCGGGCCCGAACTCGAGGCGAAGTTGCGCAACGGTCTCGCCCCGCGCGTCGATAGCGCATGGGCCGACAATATCGTGCGCGCTGGCGAACTGGTGCAGTACCTGCCGGGTGGCGCGACTCCCGAAGGCGGTGATGCGCCGGCTGTGGTCGCTGGTGCGCGCGGTGGGGTGGCAACCGAACTCGCGGGCGCTGGTTACTCGGCGGCGGTGATCGCGGGCTTTCTCGGCAACTTCGAAGTCGAAGGCGGATATGGCGGCGCGCTCGGCGATAACGGGACAGCATCCGGTATCGCACAGTGGCGGCATGACCGGCGCGAGAATTTCCGGCGCCAGTTTGGCAAGGAACCGCACCAGGCAACGCACGCCGAACAGGCGAAGTTCGTCGTCTGGGAAATGAACAACCCGGGCGCGGCCGGCATGACGGTAGCGCAGCGCGACGCGATCCTTGCCGCGCGCACGCCGGAAGAGGCCGCGGAACTGATCGATCGGCATTATGAACGCTCGTCGGGTGCTCACCGCGCGCGCCGGGCCGAGCACGCGCGCTCGTTCTTCACGGGCGATGCTGGCACACCGGGCATCCCCGCCGACCCTCGCCTGTCGACCGCTTCAATGCGCTCTGCGGTCGATGCTTATGTCGCCGCCAATCCCGGCATTTCCGAAGCGCGCAAGCAAGCGCTGTACGCCGCCGCCGACCGGGCTGTTGCGGATGGCCGGGCCGAGCGGGCGCAAGCGGAGGCTGATGTCGATCGTCGGGTCACCGCATGGCTGGTGCAGAATACGCCGGGCGCCGATGATCTTACGTCGATGGGGCAAATTCCCGCGGCGGTGCTGGAAGGGGCGAGCCCGAACCTGATCGCATCGTTGCAGCAGCGCGTGCAGACTGCAAACTTGCGCATTCAGGCGCGCGAGGACGCGGAGGCCGCGGCTCGGGTCGAAGCTGTCGAGCGACGCGCACTGGTCGAACTGGAAAGCATGTCCGACGACGAACTACTCGCGACCGATCTGAACGCCTATGTCGGCCGCGCTGATCCGGTGGTACTGGCGCGCAAGGTCCGCAAGCAAAAGCAACTGCAGTCCTCACCGGGCTCGGTGGTCAGCGCCGACAAGGTTGTCACCGCGACAAACCTCGCCGCCGAGATCCTCGGGCTTGAACGCGACAAGGACGGCGAAGAATGGGCGCGGCTCCGCGGCGCGATCGAAGCCGAACTCATGGAAATCCCGACCGACCGGCTCGACAAGGAAACCATTCGCTCGATCGCGGTGGAGCAAACGCAGAAGGTTCGCCTTCCTGGCACCGGCGTCTTCCGCGACGACCGTGTCTATCGGTACGAACTCGAGCCGGGCCAGCGATACGCTCGCACCGGTGACGCGATCCCCGCGGGCGCACGGGCCTATCTCGATCGCAACTTCCCCAATGTCAGCGACGCGAAGAAGTTCGAAATCTTCGAGCGAGCCCGCGCGCGCAGTCTCGAATGGACATTCAAATAGATGGCGCCCCCCACCCTTGAAGAGCAGTTTCTCGCCGATGAACGCGCGAGGATTGAGCGCGAGCGGGAGCAGGCAAGGCAGGCGCGAGCAGCGGCATCAATCGCACAGCCCGCCAATCCGCAGCGCACGGCCGACGTCAACCGCCTAGCGCGCGATGTAGGACAGCCCCCGGCCGTCGTCGACGAGCAATACGACGCGATGACGCAATACCGCCGCGCCCGGGCAGCGCGGGAAGCGGCACGCAAGCAACCGAAGCTTGGCGACTGGCTCGGTGATGAACGCAATGCGGCGCTCGCTCAGGAGGATGTCGGCGTTCTCGAAAGCATCGGCGACACGGTCGCGGGGTGGTTGCGGTCGAGCGGCGTATCGCGCCAGATGGTAGACAATGCGGAGCGCGGCGTGTTCGCTTCGGATGCGCGCCGGGAGGATGGGTTCTTCGACCGGATGGGCTCACTGATCGAGCGCGGCGGCGCAGCGGTCGACGAAGGCATCTACAACTTCATCGCTGGCACAACCGGTTCAAGCGTGGCGCGCGATGCTGCGCGCACCTTGTCGCGCGGTACGACCGGGCAGGAGGTCGCAGGGCAGACGACGTGGGAGGCGGTCAAGAGCGCGCCGACCCTGTCGAATATCGGCGCCTATATCATCGACGCGGGAGCAGAAAGCTTGCCCGCAATGAGCGCGCTGGCCGTGCCCTATGCCGGGATCGGGCTGATCGGCACGTCGCAGACCGGCAACATCGCTTCCGAGCGTGCGCGCAACAACGGGCGCGACGAAATCAGCGGGCGCGACATCGCGCTGTCGACCGGTTTCGGGTTCGGCGCGGCGGCGTTGGATCGCCTGGGCTTCAAGGGCATCTTCGGCGGCGCGGGGCGTTCGATTGGCACGCGCATCGGACGCGCGGCTGCGGGGGAGGCGGGCACTGAATTCCTGCAGTCGACGCTCGAATACACCGGCGGCACGGTCGGGACGCAGGCGGGGTTCGACATTGCCGCGGCGTTCGATCAGGGTCTTGCGGGAGCGGTGGCCGGCGCAGGTATGGGTGGCGGCATTCGCTCGACGGTGGAGGTTGCGCGCTCGGCCCGTTCGATCGAGGCGGTCGACCGGCTGATGCAACGCTCGGCGGAAAGCCAAGTGCGCCAGCGTGATCCGGAAAGCTTCCGCACCCTGATCGAGCAGCTGACCGGCGAAGCGTCGGACGGCAACCTCTACGTCTCAGGCGAAACCATCGCGCAGTTCAACCAGGACTATGCCGAAGACGAGTTCTGGGGGCAGTTCGCCGAAGAGATCGACGACGCTCGGCTGACCGGCGGCGATGTGGCTATCCCGCTCTCCCGCGCTGCCGCCGAACTGTCGGGCCGTTCCGATTGGGACGCGATCAAGGGCGATGTGCGCGCGGCGCCGGGCGCGATGACCGCGAACGAAATCGCTGCGGCCGAAGCCGAGTGGGAAACCATCCGGCGCGAAGCTGGCGAGACGTTGGATGCGCAGGAGCGCGAAGCGCGTGCGGCGCAAGCGCCCGGCGAACGGTTGCGCGGTTCGATCCGTGACACGCTGATGTCCCGCGGGATGGATCCTGATCAGGCGGCGGCGAATGCGGAAGTGACCGCGGCGCTGTTCGAAACCGAAGCGGCGAACCTCGGCTATGATCTGACGGGTCGCGAGTTCGACAAGGCGGTGTCGGTGCAGCGTGTGCTTCCCGGCCTCGTCGCCGATCCCGAAGCTGCCGACATGCTCGACGTGATCGTCAACGCGATGCGCGGGGGCAAGGACGCGGAGATCGGTGTCGGGTCGACGCTCATGGAATTCATTCGTGAGCGCGGCGGCATTAACGACCCGGGCGGTGATCTCGCGTCGATGGGGATGCCCGCACGCCTGATCCGCGACTTCGATCCTGATCAGGGTTCGTTCGGCGGCTTGTCGGGCGCCGGTGACTACGGCATCGACAGCACCTTGCGCGCAGCGATCGAGGCCGGGTTCTTCCCCGAACTGCAGGGCGTGGAAGCGGAGGCCGGTGTGTCGACGCTCGACACGCAAGCGCTGCTCGATGCCCTCGGGCGCGAACTGGCGGGCGAACCGGTTTATGCCGAGACGCGTATCGACCAGATGCGCCAAGCGGGTGCGGAACTGCGTGAACTGCTGGCGGCTGCGGGGTTGGATCCGGATGCGGCTTCGATGGCGGATATTCGGGCTGCGGTTGAGCGGTTCGATGGGGGGCGTGCGTTGGAGCAACGCGGCGTCACTCTCGACAGCATCAAGTCGTGGGCGAGCGAGAACGGGCTCGACGTTTCGCTAGTCCAGCGTGAGGGTGAAATCGAGATCAATATGCTTCGCTCGGCGGCGCAGGGTCGCGGCGTCGGTGGCGAGTTCATGGCTCGCATCGGTTATTGGGCTGACCAAACTGGCACTCGCGTCCTGCTGACGCCTGAAAAGGTTGGCAACACCTCGGTTTCGCGCCTCAAGGCGTTCTACAAGAGGCATGGTTTTGTCGAGAATAAGGGGCGCAACAAGGACTTCTCGACACGCGCGGGCATGATCCGTGAACCGACCCGTACGCTCAACCAAGTATTCGGCGCGAATGACAATGCCGATGGCGGTGATATTCTGCGCGGATTCGTCGAGTTCATTTCTGACAGCCGCCCGATCTCGGAGAAGTATCAGGCAGGCGACGTTCTGCTGATCGAGGATCGCTTGGCCGATGTGGTCAGTGGAAACGACACAAGCCTATCGGTGCGCTTCCGCGATGACGGTAGCGAGCAACTGGTCGACCGGCGCTCGCGAGACGTTACGGTCGCACCCTACCAATTGTGGCAACGCGGCACCGGCCCCCAAGGCCAAATCCAGTTCACCGAAGGGCAAGCGCTGATCCGCCTGTTCGAAAGCGCGAACGCCTCAACCTTCCAGCACGAAATGGCGCACTTCTGGCTCGAGCGTATGTTCGCCAATGCGCGACAATCGCTCGACACTGACGGCAATCCTGCCGCGCGCCAGACCTTCGCCGATGTCGAAGCGATCAAGGCGTGGTTCAAGGACAACGGTCACCCGGTCGAAGGCAGCACGATCCCGACCGAAGCGCATGAAATGTTCGCCCGCGCGTGGGAACAGTACTTGATGGAAGGCAAGGCGCCGACCACTCGGCTGCAGTCAGCCTTCCGCAAGTTCTCGCGCTGGCTCAAGGCGATCTATCGCACGGTCGCCAATCTCAACACGCCGATCACGCCGGAAATCCGCGAAGTCATGGATCGGATGCTCGCGACCGAGCAGGAAATCGCCGACGCTGCCGCAACGCGCGCGGCCTATCTGCAGTTCGACAACGCGATCGAAGCGGGCATGTCCGAAGCCGATGCGCGCCGGTACGCCGAACTGAGCGACCAGGTGCGCAGCGAAGCGGAAGAGCAGTTGGCCGGCAAGGTCATGCGCTCGATCAAGGCGCGCGATCAGAAACAGTACAAGGAGCAGGAGAAGGCGGTGCGCGCCGAAGTCGCCGAAGCGGTCGACGCGCGCCCCGGCTTCGCTGCCCTCAAGCTGCTCCGGCAAAAAGACGGCCCGCGCATCGACAAGGCGTGGCTGCAGGAGAATTTCGGCGATGATGTCTTCGGCATCCTCCCCGCCGGTATGCCCGTCTGGAAGCAGGGCGGTACGAATCCCGACACACTGGCGGAACTGACCGGGTTTTCGTCGGGCGATCAACTGGTGCGCGAACTCCTTGGTATGGAGGCGCGGCGCCGCGAACTTAAGGAAGGGGGTGATCAGCGGCCTTTGCGTGAGGTGATCATCGCGCAGGAAACGAAACTGGAAATGGATCGCCGCTTCGGGGATCCGATCGCCGCGGGCACTATCGAGCGGGAAGCGAACGCGGCAATCCAGAATGACCGGCTCGGCGAGAAGACCGAACTGGAACTGCGGGCGCTAGGCTCGAAGACGAACCGCAAGCCGACGCCGTACCGCATGGCGCGCGAGTGGGCGCGCGGGCGCATCGAGCAAGGCGTGATTGCCGACATGATCTCGGGCGCTGCGCAATACCGTTACACGCGCACCGCGGCGAAGGCTGCGCGCGATGCGCAGGCGGCTATCCTTGCAGGCGATATGAACGCGGCTTTCCGACACAAGCAAACCGAAATGCTGCACACCGCGCTGGCCCGTGAGGCTGCGGAGGCATCCGACCAGGTCGATGTTGCTGTGCGTCGCCTCGGCAAGTTCGCGAAGCAGACCAAGGCGAAGACGCTCCCGCTCGACTATCTCGATCGCATTCATGCGCTGCTCGAAGGCGTGGAGTTCCGCCAGGTATCGCAGCGCGGGCTCGACCGGCGCAAGGCGCTGCGCGACTGGATCGAAGCCGAAGAGGCGGAAGGGCGCACGGTCGAATTGCCCGAACGTGTGCTCGACGAGATCGATCAAAAGAATTGGTCGCGTCTCACGGTCGAAGAGTTGATGCTGCTCGACGACGCGGTGAAGCAGATTGCCGCGCTCGGCCGGCTCAAGTCGAAGCTGCTGACCGCGAAGAAAGACCGCGAGGTCGAACAGGCCGCGAGCGAAATGGAGCAGGCGATCATCGCCAGCAAGAAAGGGCCGAAGCCGACGCGCACGCGCGAGACGCTGGGGCACCGCGCAGCATCCGCGTTCAAGTCATTCAAGGCCATGCACCGCAAAATGGCCAGCCTCGCCCGCGAAATGGACAGCGTGCAGGACGGTGGCCCGGTCTGGGATAACCTGATCCGCCCGATGATGGAGCGCTTCGACCAGGAAGCGGAGATGAACCGGGAGGCGACCGAGAAGCTTCTCGACATTCTCTCGCCGTTCTACGGCCGCGACAAGCTCGGGCGTCCGAAGATGGGTGGTAAGGGTATCTACTTCGACAGCATCGGGCAGTCGTTCAATCTCGAAGAGCGCATGGCGATCGTCGGTCAGATGGGCAACGCGGGCAACCTGCAGCGCCTGATCGACGGCGAGCGCGGCGAGTTCGGGTTCCGCTGGTCGATGGAGCAGTTGAACGAGATCAAGGCTTCGCTGACGAAAGAGCAGATGGATGCGGTGCAAGCGATCTGGGATTTGTTCGAAAGCTATCGCCCGCTGATCGCCGCGAAGGAGCGGCGGGTGTCGGGTATCGAGCCCGAATGGGTCGAGCCGACGCCGGTCGAAACCGAGCACGGGACGTACAAAGGCGGTTACTGGCCCATCAAGTACGACCGCAAGCGCACACTCGATGCGCAGCAACAGGCTGACGCCGCCGAAGCCGAGCGCCAGATGCGCGGCGCTTTCACGGCCGCGACGACGCAGCGCTCTTTCACGAAGTCGCGCGCCGAGCGAGTGACGAACCGGCCCCTGCTCTATAGCCTTTCAGGCGTCACACAGGGCCTCACCGATGTCGTTCACGATCTCGCGTTCCACGAATACCTGATCGACGCGAACCGCCTCTTGCGGCATCCGAAGGTGTCGAGCGCGATGCTCAACTATTACGGACCGGAAGTGATGGAGCAGTTCCGCCGAGGCATCGAAGACGTCGCAGCCGGCGACACGCCAGCGCAGGACGCGTGGGAGCGCGGCATCAATCATATTCGCATGGGCGCGACGGTCGCGGGGCTCGGGTGGAACCTCAAGACTGCGCTTCTGCAGCCGTTCGGCCTCACGCAGTCGATCGTGCGCGTGGGCGCGCCGTGGATCGCGCGCGGGGCGTCGCAGTTCTTCGCCTCACCGCTGGAAACCTCCCGGGCGGTTTACGAGCGGTCGAGGTTCATGCGCGAACGGTCGAACACTATGCAGCGCGAGATCAACGAAATTCGCAACCGGATCCGCGGGGGAACGCAGGCCGGGGAATTCCTAAATGCCTCATTCTTCTTCATGATTACGCGCACGCAGTTGGCGATCGACCTGCCGACCTGGCAGGGGGCGTATGAGAAGGCGATCGCGGAGGGGCGCGACGACGACATGGCAGTAAGCCTTGCCGATCAGGCGGTGCGCGACGCGCAGGGCGGCGGGCAAGTTGGCGACTTGTCGGCAATCCAGCGCGGCGGACCGGTGCGCAAGCTGTTCACGAACTTCTATTCGTTCTTCAACACGACGTACAATCTGACGGCCGAAAGCTACGCACGTACCGATTTTCGCAAGCCCGGCGACGTGATGGCACTCGCGCTCGACTATCTGCTGCTTTACTCACTGCCCGCGGCGATGGGGATGCTACTGGATGAAGCCTTCGCCGGTGAGGATGATGATGGCCGGTCCTGGTGGGGAAAGCTGGCGTCTGAGCATATCTCGTATCTCACCGGCACGATGGTCGGTCTGCGCGAGCTCGATGCGCCGATCCAGAATGTCGGGGAGGCTCTGACTGGCGCCGAACTCAACGAATACGACTTCGGCTACACAGGCCCCGCCGGGCTGCGGTTCTTTGCCGATGGCACACGCGCGGCGCAACAGGCGTCTCAGGGGGAATTCGACGAAGCGCTACGCAAGTCGATGATCAACACCGGCGGCATTCTGTTCCACCTGCCGAGCGGTCAGATCAATAAGACGATCGACGGGGCGGCGGCCATTGCGAACGACGATACCGACAATCCTATGGCGCTGGTGTCCGGAACCTGATAAATCTTCGGGGCATGAGGATCCTGGCACTGGCATTTCTGCTCTCGGGCTGCGCCACTATGGGCGCTGGCGTCACCGGCAATTCGATGGGCGTGACGGTTTCGAACGTCTGGAATCGCAGTGCGGCATTCGAGAAGGCCGAAGCGCACTGCGCCGAACACGGCAAGGTAGCACGCGCGACAGGCGAAGGAGAAGATTTCCATTTCTCGTTCGATTGCGTCGAGCCTTCCTGACATTTTGAGATACGATAGGGCGGCTTTTACCTCTGTTCGCAGAGGTGATTGCCAATGCCCGTTTCGACCGAAAACTCTGTTTCCGGCCCGTACACGCCGAACGGGGTCACAACCGACTTCGCATTCGATTTCAAGGCGACTTCCGCCGACGAAGTGGTTGCGCTCGACCAAGACGGGGCGGTCATCTCGAACGCTCTATACTCGGTCACGCTGGATGATGATGAAGGCGGCACACTGTCGTTCTCGGTCGCTCCAGTCCTGGCGGACTATTCGGCGATCTTTGTCGCGGGCAACCCTGCCCTTACCCAGCCTTCGGATTTCGACAACGCCGGGCCGTCGTTCAACCCCGCGGCGCTGACACGCGCGCTCGACCGGGCTGCGGCGCGCGACCTCAAGCAACAGCGCGAAATCGATCGGGGGCTTCGGGTTCCGTTTGGCGAGGCCGGACTGTCGCTACCCCCGGTGGCTGACCGCAAGGGCAAGTATTGGCTCTTCGATCCCGTCACCGGCGCGGCGTCGCTTGATACGCCGTCGAACTTCGCAGCGCCGGCGGCTGCGGAAGCCGACCGCGCCAGCGAAAAGGCTGATGTTTCTGAAAGTGCCCGCGATGCAGCGATCGCCTACATAAACCCCTATGCCGACCAGGCCGCCGGTGAAGCCGCGAGTAGTGAGGGCGAGCCGTTCAGCTTCCTCGACGGTGACAATCAGGTTGCTCTTGCTGTTCGCACTGCTGGCGGTTCTGAGTTGCTGACGACATATTTCGGAGCGGCGAAAGTTGGGTTGTTCGGCGGTGGGACGGTCAAGGACGCGCTGCCGTTTGTCGTTCCTACCGGCACGACCGCGACCGAAGTGCAGGCGGCTATTGATACGGGGACCGATGTTTTCCTCGGCACCTCGACCTATACGATTGCAACACCCCTGACCATGAATGCGGGCCAGCGGATTTTTGGCAATGGCGCGACCCTTCAAGCGGCGGGCGCGATAAACGAGATCCTTCTGGCTGCCAATAATGCGATCATCGAGGGGATCACCTTCGACTGCGCGAACACGCAGCCGGGGTCCGGCGTGCCGATCAATTCGGATGGCGCGGGCGCGGGCGTTCGGATCAGGGACGTAACGGGCTGCACGCTTCGCAAGTGCAAGTTCACAAAATACCGGCGCGGCATTTCCATCACATCGAGCGTTGCCGGAACGGCTTGCAGCGATCACCTGATTGAAAACTGCGAAGCGGATGCTGGTTATACCTGGAGTGCCGCTCGCTCCAGCAACACCCAGCTTGGGGCCTATGTCGGGTCCGAAGCCAGCGCAACAATCCCCGACATTGCCGATTACGGCGACAGCGAGCCGGAGTGCGAAGATGTGCGCAACATCCGGTTCATCGGTTGGAAGGCGACCGAGGGCCAGTATGGCCTTGCCCTGCACCGCTGCTCGAATACTAGCGTAGTGGGCGGGGACTTCCGCCAGATGTCGCGCGCCATTTCGATCCAGCATCAATCGCGCGGCATCACGATCAGCGGCAACGTCATTGCCGATGTGGACAGCACCGGAGTTCACATGTCGCAGGGGGCCAGCCAAGTGTCGGTTGTGGGCAACCGCATTAAAGCGACGATGGCGAATGATAATGTCGGTATTCAAGCCTACTATGGCTGCAAGGACATCAGCATTGCCGACAACCTGATCGACAGCCGGTTTGACGCCTGGGCGGGTGGCGCATCGGGTGAAACGCGCACTCCGGGGAGCGGTATCCGGCTAGGCCAGCAGGTCGAAAACGTAAGCGTTCGCGGCAATAAGATACGCGGCTTTGCGGTTGGCGTCTCGCTCAAGTCCACGATTTACGAGACGACTATAACCTCGGGCGACGCTAACTATCACAACGCTGGCATCCGCAACATCACGATCAGCGGTAACACGATCATTGGGGACTACTTCACGACTGCGACCGGCTACAAGGGAGTTTTCCCGCAGAACGGCTCGTATGGTATCCGCGTGCAGCTTTCCGGTTCATGGGAGGACACCGTTCAGGGCGCGTGGAACGTGTCTGGCATCGTGATTTCCGAAAACGAGTGCGACGGCGTGGGTTACAGCTACGTCATGGAAACTGCCACGATGAGCGGCGGGGCTACGCCGCCTGTCTATTTAAACTTTGGCGTTCGCTTGGAGAATAACCAGGCGGCTAATGATCTTAGCAATGTCGTGCGCTCCACCATCACAACGCCGCTGTCGGTTGTCTATCAGGGCAATAGCTGGCGCGATGAGCAAAGTTTCACGCCTACCCTAGTCGGAACTTCCACAGCGGGCACGCAAACTTATTCTGCGCAGGTTGGGCGATGGGTTGCGCGCGGCGGTCGCGTTCTTGTGCAGGGCCGCATTGTGTTGACAGCGAAAGACGCGGGGGTAGCGGGCCAAGCGGTAATCAAAGGGCTGCCCGCAAGCGTCAAGTCAGGCACCAACGAAAACCGAGCGGGATCGGTTGCCCTCTGGGGAGGCGTTACCCTTTCTGGGGGATACACTGCGCTAAACGTATTTGCTGAGCCGGGAACCGACCAGCTCAGGCTTGTCCAGTGCGGCTCGGGTTCTGGCGCAGCATACCCGAGTTTCGCCAATGTGTCTGCGACGGCCCAAATCGACTTTTCGTGCGAGTATGAACCGGCATGACCCGCGTCCTCGCCATAGTCGGCTTTCTCGGGCTCGGCGTCGCCGGTGTCTCTGCCTATCGACTCGATCGCTGTTTACGGCGAGCGTTTGGCGGGTGGCGTTGGTGATGGACGAAGTTCTCGCCCATACCTTCCCGCCGAGTTTCGAGGGCTCTCCATGGTCCTACGGCTTCGCGCTGTTCAGCCTGACGCTGATCTGCGCGCTGTCGGTCGCCATGCTGCTGCAGTTCGTCTTCGAGTGGCACGCGCGGCGCGAGGCGCAGAAGATCGCGGCCAACCGGATCAGCGCGGACGTGCCCTTCGCATCGCCGCTGGCAATCCATCGCTGGATCATCACCGGCTTCCTCGTCACGATCCTGCTCGGCGCATTTCCCGACGTGATGGTCCTATTCATGTGGGGCGAAGCGCGGGACAGCACGATGGTCACGCTGTTCACGATCGACCGGGTTTGTGACGGCCTGACGATCTTCCCCTTCACGCTCGCCGCGGTGCTTTCAGCCTGGGGGATGCAGGTTCTTCCGCAACAGTTGGTGCGCGAGACGCGCGTGATGCTGCAGCGGCCGCGCTGGGAAACAATCAAGGCACAGGCCAAGATCATCGGCACGGTCCTCGTGATCGCGGTCGGCGTGACAGTTTCCAAGGCCGGGGCATGAAGGCCTCGACCGGCATAGCCATCGCCGCGCCTAGCTTGGGCCCGGCGATCGTGACCGTGTTCGGTATCGACGTGCCGGTAATGGCGCTGTGCCTATCCGTGGCTGGGCTGGTCCTCGCCCGCGTGGTCGCGCCGCCCCCGCTGCGCAAGCTCTCGCGCGTGCAGGAGGTATCGCTGACGCTGCTCCTGCTCGTCGTGCTGTTCCTGATCGTAACCGGCGAGCTCGGCGGCGGTGATCCGCTCGGACCCGGCATGGCAACTGTCTGGGGCATTGGCCTCGGGTTCTCTGGTCTGCTCGCCGTCGAGTTCTTTGGCGAGCGCATCCGCGCGATGCTTACCGCTCTCATGGGAGGTGCGAAGTGAACATCAAGAATCTGCAGCAATCGCTCGGCGTCACGGCTGACGGTATCGCAGGACGCGGCACCTTCACCGCGCTGTTCCGCAAGCTGGGCGCGTCGCAGGAGCGCGCCGAAGAACTGGCGCTGTCAGCCAACGTCCACTTTCCCGCCTACGGCATCATGGATAGCGCGCTTCGTCTGGCGCACTTCATGGCGCAGCTTTGCCATGAGAGCGGCTCGTTCCGCTACATGGAGGAGATCGCCAGCGGGGCCGCGTATGAAGGCCGCGAAGATCTGGGCAACGTCTATGCGGGCGACGGGCGGCGCTACAAAGGGCGCGGGCCTATCCAGCTTACCGGCCGCGCGAACTATCGCACCTTCGGCCGGCGCATCGGCATCGACCTCGAGCGGCACCCCGAAATTGCCGCCGTGCCCTCAATCGGACTGCATACCGCGCTGGAATACTGGCGCGACCGTGGGCTCAACGCATGGGCCGACCGCGACGACGTGCTGACCATTACGCGCAAGATCAACGGCGGCACGAATGGGCTGGCCGATCGCAAACATCACCTCGCCAAGATCAAGGGGTGGCTGCTGTGACCCGCTCGCAGCAACGCTTCCGCTTGGCGATCGGTGTGCTTGGCCTCGATGCTGCCCTGCTCGCCGCGCTGGTATGGTTAGCCGCGAACGACATCGCCGTTTCGGGCGAGAATATCCTGTTTATGGCGGTGGGTATCGCGCTTGGATGGGGCGGCACGGTCCTCGCCTACTATTTCGGCACCTCGGAATCGAGCGCGCAGAAAACCGAACTGCTTGAGCGTCGCCCGCAGGGAACGCCAGCGGATCCTGTGCATGTGGAGGACGACCAATGATCGGTGAACGCATGGGGGAAATGATCTGGCGCGGCATCGTCGAGCGCGTGCGTGGCATCGCCGCGGATTACTGGCTGATCGCGGTGGCGCTCGTGCTGTTCGTCGCAGGGCTCTGGGTAGGAGGCTGGCAGTGATCACGAATTTCCTCGCCCCGCTGACGCACAAGCTGTTCGTAGGCGCCCTCGGTATCGCACTCGTCGCGATCGGCATCCTTTGGTGGTCGAACAACGCGAAGGCCGGCCACATCGAAGGGCTGCAGAAAGACTTGGCTGGCGAAGAAGCCCGCCATGCTGTCACACGCCAGTCGGTCGGCACGCTCGAAGCGGTGATCGCCGATCTGAACGAACAGGTTGAGCAACGTGCGGCGGCGTTTGCAGAAGCGCAGCAATTGGCCGAGAAACGCGAAAGCGAACTTGCCGCGGCTCGGCGTACGTCCGACGCGGCAATCGCGCGGCTGCGCGATCTAGCGCGGCGCGGGGGGCAATGCGCGGTGCCTGATGATCTGCGCGAACTTGCGGAGGGTTTGTGAACGTGGCGGCGCTCTGGTCGATTTGAGCTATACGCTAAGGCATCTAGAAAACCTATCGCAGCGTAGCGGGACTTCTACCCGCAACCTCCGCCTTGAAAGGATGTAAACCATGCGAAAGCTACTTTGTCTAGTCCCGATCGCGCTCTTGGCCTCCTGCCAAACCGCCGAGCCCGGTATCGAGGTCCGCACGGTCGAGGTGGTGCGCGAGGTGCAGAAGCCCTGCCCCGGCACGCCGCCCGTTCGCCCGGCCCCACTGGGCCCGCTCATGGCGACTGCCGAAGCCGCTCTTGCGCAGGCGCTGGCCAAGTTGGCCGAGTATTCCGCGCCCGGTCAATTCGCCGACCAGGCGGATGCGTATGTCGAGGCGTGCCCGCCCTCAGCCGAGCAACCCCAGCCCGGTAAGCACCTGGACTGGCTTAGGTAGGCGCATTGGATGCCTCGATCACTTCTCTAAGATCATCCATGTTTGCTGTCCTCCTTGTGGTGGTCGAGCCAACGCTTGACCTGCTTTCTCGTCGCCTCTCGCGTCGGACTTGCTCTAAGCAGCTCGCAATTCCACTGCGCCAACAGCAACCGCGCTTCCTCTAGGGCCCCTGCCTCAGTCATGGCTGGCGTCCTTGGGCTGCTGCTCGGTGCAGTAGATATTGCCTTCGCGGGTCAGTCTCGGGTGGATCGAAACCCCCTCCGGCACCCCGGTCCTTGAATGGAGCACGATGTATTGGCAACCGGTCTGCCTGTCCCATAAGAGCCCCCGCGCGCCTCCTGCGCTGTGGTAAGTTAGCCACGAAGCGGGGGCTTGCTCAGCGCTCTCTTTTTGCGTGGGGGGAACGGTATCCCCACCGCACCCTGCGATAGCGATTGAAGCCGCTAGGGCGAGACACGCAGTGGCTCGACGCGAAGCGCGAAAGCGCGGGCCGTAGGCATCGCTAAACCGTTGGTATTTATCTGACATTGGTGTCTCCTGTGGCTAGGCGGGCTGCTTCCACCACTTGCGCTTGTTGCAGCGGGTGCAGATCAATTTGCTCAAGCGGCGTGTCTCGAAAAGCGGATGGGTCGGGTGCCATCGGTGCAGCCCTAGGTAGCAAAGCAATCGCACGGCTATTCTCCTTCACTACTGGCTAGGCGGTCGGGGAACTGGCATTTCAGCAGCCGCGATTGCTCGACCATCATTTCGCAACAGGCCATCGCGGTCTGCCTTGCGTGGTGGTGCGCCTGATCGAACGCGCGGGCACTAATCATGGTCGGCAGGTGGGTGACCGTGACCCATGCGGCGTTCGGGCCGCAATGCCACATGCCAGACGCGGGGCGGTCCTCGACTATATCGACGCGCCAGATGTTTTCCCGAGTTTTCCCATTAACCGCCTCTATAGGCGGCGTCGTTTTCCCTGCGGCGTTTTCCGTTTCTGCCATTTTCGCTCGCCTTTTCAATTCCTTGCCGTTTTTCGACTATAAAACATTGTTAACTCGCTGCCGCGCTGCGTTCACCGCGTCCATGAAGCGTGTGGAGATGCAGCGACCGTCAAAGTCGGGATCGAATATGCCCATTAGAGCCGCCTTCTCGGCGCTCATCATCGAACACTCGTCATCGAGGACGATTTGCTCGTAGAACTCCATGGCGTCGAGCATATGCCCCTGCCATTCTCCTACGTCGCATTCGAACTCTGTCAGAACAAAGGTGTGGTCCGTCCAGTCGCCACCCTTGCGAACTTCGGCAATTGCGGCGCGTAATTCTGGCGCGCCCTTGAACCATTCCCCTCGGACACGCAGGGCATCCCAACACACATGCCAGAAATCCTCCTGCCAGCCCAAGTTGTCGAACTCGTCTAGCAGGGTGAGTTTGCGGGGGTTTCCGACCTGGAGGCTGCTGAGCCGCGCAAAGGCGTCACGCCCTCGCCCGATCTTGATGTGGCCGCTCTCTTCCTCTTCCACGAAGTAGAGGTTGTCGCCCTTGTATTCGTGGGTCTCTTCATCAAGATAGGTTCTAGGCATGGCCGGTCCTTTCGGCTTTGTCGGGTCGGGAAGGTTGCCCCCTTCTCGGCCCTTTTAGGTTGGACAAACCACCCTCGGGACGCCGCAGGATTGCGTGGGCCGTTTGGGCAGGTTGGGCAGCACTAACTTGCTGACTCTGCGAGTATATGTGAGTCCGCCCCTGGGCACCACTTCGCTACCCCGGCCAATCGTAAAAACTTGCCTCGCTGCCCCTACCAGCGCGCGGCCGACTATTGCGTCGCCAGATCGTCCGCCGCGGCGCCGATTTCGGCCCAGATGCGCGCCAGGTCTTCATCCTCGATACAATAGGGCGGCATCACGTAGACGGTGTTGCCGAGCGGGCGCAGCAACAGGTCCGCCTCGCGGAACCGGCGCAACAGCCGCGGTCCGAGTTCGGAAAGATAGCTCCCCGCCGGATCGCCCAGTTCGAGCGCGGCGATCGTGCCGCAGCGCCGGGCATTGCGCACCATGGCATGTCCCGACAGCGCATCGAGATGCGTCTGCTGCTTTTCTGCCAGCGTTGCGACACGTTCGCGCACGGGTTCTTCGCGCCAGATCGCCAGATTGGCGACCGCTGCGGCGCAGGCCAGCGGATTGGCGGTGTAGCTCGACGAATGGTAGAAGGTCCTCGTGCGGTCGGTCGAATAATGCGCGTGCCAGATCGGCTCGCTCGC